TAAGTAATTGTAATTGGAATGTGTTTCCTAGATACTCAAAATTTTTGTTTGTCGCCATAATTTTCCTTCTGTTAGTAAAGATAAATACTATTAGTTTTGGATAAATTCAGGGTAAAAATAATTAAAATCTTTGCCTGAAAAAATGTCAGTCAGGCCGTTTAGTATCCCTTTTAACTTTGGGCGTAGGTCTACGGTGTATCTTACCTTTGGAGGGTATACTTTAGCATCAAACTCACGCTGACAAATTGTCATGTCTCCGAGCTTAATAATTAAATTAAAATTTTCCGGACCTTCTGTTATCGACGTATTTAATACATCTGGGTTTTCTGAAATTTCATATTGGTTATCCAACATGTATGTTACTGATCTCATCTTAAGATCGTATTTTAACTCATTGCAAATACTTTCAATGTGATAATAAAAATCTTCAGATTTATGAGCGTTTTTATTGAAGTTTCTAACATTAAAGAATCTTTGAACTACAATGTTATCGTTACACATTAACAAAAATTCAACTTTGGTAATATCCTGTTCTTTCATTTGTTTTTTTTAATTTTTTTTGTTTCTAAAATTTGTTTTTTCTTTTCTTGTTAACTTCAAAAATGGTTTCAAAAAACTTACCCAAGCGTCGTCACCCTTAGGTAAGTATTTAAAAAACCCATCTTCCATCATCATTCTAATTAGATTTCTATGTCCTCTTCCGTCGGGATCCATCGACTCTGAGTAATATAATCTAACTAATTCTTTTTCTTCATCACTTAAAAGGGGTTCGTCTAAGTCTACAAGTTTTTGATTGATGACATAAAATTCATCCCCAAAAATGCCTTCTTTTGTTTTACCACTTAACAGGTTCTGAAGAACTACGTTCCCCTTTTCTTCTTTTAGTAAATTAGAACTCTTATCCAAAATATATGGTATTTGTACTAATTCTTCAAGTAACTCAGGAAACAATTTGATCAAAGTTTTCTCACCAAGATAAAAGATACCATCAATGTTATCTGAACTGTCTCCAGTGAGAATCTTTACTGTCTTAACATTAAAGTGTGGAATTTCAATATCATGTAATTTTATTTTATCTCCGAACTTATAATATTGTTTTGTTGATGGTGAGTAAATTGAAACTTTTTCAGAAATTAATTGAGTTAAATCTCTATCACTCGAGAATATAGTTTTTGTCTCATCTAATGACACTTGACAGTAATATGCAATTAAGTCATCAGCTTCTGCGTGTTCTGTCTCCAGTTGTCTTACAAACATCTCCTCGAGGTATTGTCTAACTCTTTGTTTTTGTTCTAAAAAAGATTCTTCTTTTTGCTCTGATTCGGAAGGTCTTCGATTTAATTTATATTTTGGGTATATCAATCTTCTTTGTGAAGATGAAGTTTTAGAATCCCAAAATACGACAACTTTACCATAGTTGTGTTCTTCCAAAAATTTACGAAGAGTATTTAGGAAGTGCCAAACACCTCCAACATGTTTTCCATTGTGGTAGAATTCTCTAACACCATGGAAACCAATTTTTAATAAATTATTTCCGTCTACTAATAATGTTTTGGTCACTTTTTGTTTTTTAAGTGATTTCTAAATATTTTTTACTGCTAAAAACCAATCCCAATTATGGTTAATCTTTTGAATGCTAAAGTTTTTTTTGTTTAAAAGTTCTATACACTCATTGGTATCTTTTTGCCATTCAGGGTTAATTCTATGATGAAAACTAACAACTATTTGATCTATATTATCAAAATCTTCATCCGTAAAACTTCTTAAAAGGTCGTACTCCGCACCTTCAATATTAAGTTTTAAAACAGATATTTTACTGATTTTGAATCTATCGCAAAACGTTTTCCATGTAATAACATCAAATTCATCTTCACCTTCTGTAAAAATAGTTGTCCCAACACCATTATTTTGTATTTTCATTTTTCCTTCAAAATTCCATACGATTCCTTTGAATAGTTCTGTTCCATCTTTTTCATTTTCGTAGGGATCAGCACCAATTACTCTTTTTTTTCCAATAAAAAAATTTGACCAGTCCCAATCTAAACATCCCAAATCTATTATATCTCCGTCATGAGTAAGACATCTTGCATCAACACTTGAATAATCCCATTCAGGTATTGTTCTAATTATATTCCAATTGTTCATATTATTCGTTTTCTTCCTTTTCCGTTTTCAAATCAAAGTCACCATCAACTCCGATTATATCTTTCCAATAGTCAGCATATTCTTTCTTATACTTTTCTATTGATGCTTTTTCTTCGGTAGTATCTTTACCTGGCAAGAATCCGTGTGGTGTCACAATAATTCTTCCGTCTTCAAAACCAAGACCATTGATATGGTTTTTCATAACCGACACTTTTGTTCTTGAAGCGAACTTAACAGTTCTCTTATCTTTTGTTGCCGTGATCTTTGTTGTTCCCGCACCTTTTTGATTACCAAATAAGAATACCAAAGAAGAGTTTAACCAAATTGCTTCACCACCTTTTGCTTTGATCTTAGGTTGACCAAATGGATTATCAGGTAATTCTACCCAAGGTTGATTAACAATGATTAAGGTATTTTCATATTTAGAATCTGCTTTACGAGATCCTGAAATACGTTGGTTAATACCCATACCAATTTTGTCGGCTAAAACACTTGCATTGTGTTGTTTACCTCCTTTACCCTCGTAAGTCATTTTACAAGGAACTGATCCAACTGAATCCCACATTATACAAAGTGAATAATCTAATTCACCTTTTTCTTGTGCATCTAATAGTTCATTAATGTAATCAGTAATTTGTTCGATATAACTGAAGTTGTTATTAAAGAGGAAAAACCCGTCCCAAGTCAACTCACCTGTTTCTTCATCTACCACTTCCTCACATTTAAACCCCATTATTTTTGAGTGATCAAAAGACCATTTTTGTTCAGTAATAATGAATACAGGAAGAATATTTTTCTTTTGAGCATCAACTGCCGTTTTGATAAGTGCCGTTGTCTTACCTGTATCAGAGTGACCCAATAACATGTTAAGGTGGCCAATAGCAGGTCCGGGTAATCCTACCGCATCCAAAAATTCAGGACCAAGATCAAAAAATCTTTGTGGTTTGTATTTTGCGTCCGAAGAGAATTTTTTCTTCAACGAACTAAAGTCGTTTTTTTTAAGTGCCATTACAGTTCGTAAATTTTAAAATTTGTAATTGTTTCTAATTTGTCTTTTGCGTCAGTCAGTTGAGTAACTAAATTATCCATTTCTTCAGTGTGTTGGGGATGTTCTCCAATACCAACAGAGTTTGTAAAATAAATGTAAAGTCGTGCTTCTGCATCCGCGATTTCCGCCTCATATTTTTTAATCAAAGCATCTTTCAATTTTTCAGCAATAATAGGTTTCATAGTATTTTATTTTTAAAAATATAGACAAAAAAACGGGAACAATAAACTGCTCCCGTTACATTTTGTTTAATAAAATTAGAATGGTAATTCTTCATCAGCCTCGTCGTTTGCTTGTGGATCAGCAACTTCGTTGATTGATTTTGGTGCTGGTGTCCCACCCATAGAAACTTCAGATGTTTCATCATTAGAATAAACATATCCACCTTTTTCAGAGTCCCAACGTGGAGTTTCACCACGAGCGATTGCCTCAAGATACTCAACAGGTTTTTTAGAATATACGTCTTCCCAAGTTAACTCATCAGAAACCCACTCTGACATTTGAGTTTGATCTTCTGAAATTGCAGATGGGTCATCATACATAACTGTTTGGATTACTGTATAGAAAGCACCTTTTGGTGTTTTTGCCTTTGTTAACTCAAGGATAAGGTCACGTCCTTTATCAGGATCTGTAATGTCTCCTTTCGCTTTCCAAATTGGAATAATTTTATCAAGGATTCCTTCTTGTTTGTAATTGTGTTTAAATCTCCAAAATTTTACTCCGTCTTGTTCGTTATCACGATCAACAACTTTTACAATATAAAACTTACGTGCTCTGTACTGTGTTGCCAATTGTTTGTCGGCTTCTTTACCTGTTGACATAAGCTCCTCATAAACTTCATTTAAAGGTGATCTCTCATTGTCATTTTTTCCTGGATCATAAAATTTTTGATATTTACCGTCCACAAGGATTTCGTGGAACCATACTTCTTTGAACGGTGAAGATCCGTCTGTTGTAGGAAGAATACGTACTCGTCTCTGTCCTTGTTTTTCATTGTCTTTCAAAAGAGCCGCGAAATATTTTTTCATTCGGTCCTCAGAAGACATTTTTGAAGTAGAACTGTTACTACTTTGAGTTGATTTTTCGTACTGTGCTAGTACTGCGTCTAGTGAATTTGTCGCCATGTGTAAATAAAAATTAAAGGTTTATGTTAAAATTATAAGTGTATAAAAAGTTATAGTCAAATTGTGTCGCCAAAAAAAGTTTAAGGTCGAATTTATCGACCTTAAAACTTATGAATTAAATTTGTTTAATAAAATATCGTCTTCATCTTCCATTGGTTCGTTGAAAGATTTTTCTATGTCAGATGGGCTAAAGCTTTCAACCTCATCTTGAGTTAGAACATATTCATTTTTACCTGTTTGTTCCATCTCATCTTTTTTCTCATCGAAGAAATCTGCCAAGTTTTGTTTAAATGGTCCTGAATCTAATGATCTAAGTTGTAATTTTTCTTGTGCTGTTTTTGGTCTGTATTTTTCAACTTTAGCTTCCAAAGTATCTAACTTGGAAACAATCGTATCCATTTCTGCTAATTTTTCTTCCATAGTTTTGATTTGGTCAAAAAGATTTGTGAAATATTCTTCTTGTTTGTCGGCGATTGTTTTTTGTGAATCAACAAGATCAGTGATGTCTAATTCTTCAGTTTCTCCTTCACCTTCTTCTCCTTCAGCAGGAACTTCTTCAACATCAGGATCTGCAGCTACATCAATAGGTGCCGCATCCCCTTCAGTACCAGGAGCCGCTGGAGGTGTCGGTGCCGCAGGATCTGTACCTGCCGCTGCAGGATCTGCAGCAGGATCAACCGGTGCCGCCGCATCTGCCGGAGGTGGAGGTATTG